TATGAAAACGATCCCGATGAATATCATCGCAAAAAGATTGAAGTTGAGAATAAATCCAAAGCGTTAGAAACCATTAAGGCAGAACGTCAACGTGCTATTCAAGAGCAACAGCAAGAGCAGACCAAAGTATTCAATCAATACTTGGAACAACAAAAGAAACTGCTTGCTGAAAAAGAGCCTGAATATGTTGATCCTGTTAAAGGTGAAGGCTTACGCAAAGATATGACGAGTTATCTTAAAAAAGAAGGCTACTCAGATCAAGAGTTGAACATGATGGTAGATCATCGATCATTCGTGATTGCCAAAAAAGCGATGCTTTATGATAAGATGATGAACTCAAAAATCTCTGCGAAACAGTCCAAACCTGTACCGAAGATGGTACGTAGTGGAACACAAAAGACAATCAACAAAGACAGTCAACAAGCCAAGTCGTTAAAATCTCGCTTAAAACAAACAGGATCGATGAGAGATGCTGCTAATGTTTTAAAGCAATTCTTATAAACAACTAAATAAAGGAGACTAAAATGGCTGTACCTACAAATACAGTGTCCGCCCATAACAGAGTTGGTATAAGAGAAGATCTCGAGGATGTAATTTATTCAATCAGTCCTACTGAGACTCCTTTTATGACTAACATTGCTAAAGGAACTGCGGATCAAGTAAAACACGAATGGCAGAAAGATTCACTAGCTGCTGCATCAACATCTAACGCACAAGTCGAAGGTGACGATGTTGCATCTTTTGATTCAAGAGCTGCTACAACCAGAGTACAAAACTACTGTCAGATTTCAAGAAAGACAGTTGTTGTATCTGGAACAAACAGTGCTGTTAACTCAGCAGGTCGAAATGACGAACTAGCTTACCAACTAGCAAAAATGGGTAAAGAGTTAAAGAGAGACATGGAGTCAATCTTAACTAACAACCAAGCTGCTTCTGCTGGTAACGCTTCAACTGCAAGAACTCTTGCTGGTTTACCTTCATGGTTAACTAACGCAGTCCGTTCTGCGGGTTCATCAACAGCTGGTACTGATCCTACAGGTGACGGATCTGATACTGCTACTGATGCTGATACACTTGTTGCTTTCTCAGAAGATAATCTGAAGGCAGTAATTCTTGAGTGTTATCAAGATGGTGGCGATCCAGATATGATTATGGTTGGCCCATTCAACAAACAGAAGTTCTCAGGCTTCACAGGTTCTGCTACTAAGTACAAGAACGTGGAAGATAGAACTATTGTTGCTACTGCTGATATCTATGTATCAGACTTTGGTGAATTATCTGTTGTACCAAACAGATTCCAAAGAGAAAGAGATGCGTTTGTATTGCAATCCGACATGTTCGAGTGTGCTTTCCTTCGCCCTTTCCAGACCAAAGATTTAGCATCTTCTGGTGATAACGATAAGAGACTACTCTTAGCTGAGTACACTCTTGTTGCTAGAAACGCTGACTCTTCTGGACTTGTAGCTGACTGTACAACTTCATAAGTTATATAGTATAATCAAAGGGTAGGGGGATTTTCCCCCACCCTACTAAAAACAAAGGAGCAACAATGAAAGTATTTGATAAAGGTGCATCTTACAAAAAAGGTTCGAAGAAATCTGCTGTAATGCAAGATGGCCCACACACTGGCGGTAAAGCCAAGATTAGCAAAAGAGATATGCCTAAAGCTAACAAGATGATGAAAACTAAAGGTAATCAAAAAGACGCTATTCAAGATATGATTAACAAAGCAATCAATGGCTAAAAAATTAAAACTATCGAATCCTGGTGATGTGATTGAAACCAACTTCTATATTGATGAAGCTGCGGATAAATATTACATCGAGGATAAGATTGATGCAAAACCGATTATAGATCGTAATAAGGAACTACAAAAACACGATATCAACAAACATAAAGATTTTAAGTATGTTGCGAGTATTCCTTTAACAGTATTTTATAATATGCAAAAAACAGGGATTATCTCTAAGACAGGCAAAGTCCAAGATCGTATAGCTTTTGCCCGTTTCTTAAATGATCCAGACAATAAATATTTAAAGGTAACAGATAAGAAAATCTAATGGCATTAACATCTTACAGTGAATTGCAAACAAGTATTGCAAACTATCTTAATAGAACAGACTTAACTGCTCCTATTAAAGATTTTATTACTTTAACAGAATCTAAGTTAAATCGAGTATTAAGACTACGTGCAATGCAAAAAAGAGTATCAACTGATACAACTGCTGATGATGCGTTTGTTGATTTACCTAATGACTTTTTAGAGACAGTACAATTCTATGTGGACAGTGATCCTAATACTGTTTTAACTTATGTTAATCCTACAGAAATTGAATTAGATAATTTACGAGAAGCTAGTGGTAAACCTCAACAATATACAATTATGGGGAGTGAGTTTAAATTAAACCCTATTCCTGATACTGTCTATACCTTAAAACTAACTTACTTTGGAAAAATACCTGCACTCTCTGATTCCAATACTACTAATTTTTTATTAACCAATTATCCTCAAATTTATTTATATGGTGCGTTAGTCGAAGCACAACCTTATATAATGAATGATGAAAGACTAACTACATGGATTAGTCTATATAATGAGGCAGTCCAATTAGTCATCCGAGATGACGAGCAAGGCAGATATTCTGGGCGTACTGCTTTTGCTATGAGAACAGACTCAGCAAACCCATAAGGAGAAAAAACAATGTCAGCAGCAAGTGATTATTTAGAGAATAAGGTACTAGATCATTTTCTAGGAACTGCCTCTACCTCTGCTCCAGCAACTGTTTATTTAGCTTTATTCACAACAGATCCTACTGATGCAGGAAGTGGTACAGAAGTATCAGCCAGTGGTACTAACTACGCAAGACAAAGTATTGCTTTTAGTTCTGCTTCTAGCGGTACAACTTCTAATAGTGCTGATGTTGAATTTAGTCAAGCAACAGGTTCTGGTTTTGGAACTGTAACACACTTTGGAATCTTTGATGCCTCAACCGCAGGTAACTTATTATTTCATGGTGCTTTAACAGCTTCAAAAACTATAGCAGCAGGAGACGTATTTAAAGTAGCCTCAGGTAATTTAAGTATTACAGTAGCATAAAATGGCAGATCAAACAGGGCCATTTACTCTTGAAGAGATAGAAACACTCTTTGGATATACATCCATTGAGGATATTCCTTTTTCTTTAGATAGTTCTGTTTGGCAGACTGCTACTATTTTTGATGGAAGTGCTAGTGCTTCTTCGAGTGCGACAAGCACTGTAAGTGCCATTAGACAAAGAATAGCGGATGCAAGTATTAGTGCCGCTGCTACAGTGAGTGCAACTGCTGATGCTATTTTAGATGGAGCTGCTTCCATTAGCTCTGCTGTTACAACAACCTTAGATGCGATTAGACAACGGATTGCTAGCTCTTCTATTAGTTCTGCTATTAGTGCTACTGCGACTGCCATTAGACAAAGAATTGGTGGAAGTGGTGTCTTTGGCTTTGCGACAACTTTAATTGATTATATCCGTATTAGAGGAAATAATACATCCAGTGTCACAATGGCAGCTAGTGTCAGTATTTCTTCTAGAATTATTGGAAAGATTTGGAACACAGAAACATCGATTGCTAGTGAAAGTTATACTCCTTTAACTTCAGATGCTAGTGAGACATGGACACAATTAACATCAACAAGCGAGACAACAACAGAGATACAAAATGCCTACTATTAAATTTGAAGAATTATTAGTCGATCAACCTGCTTTTAAGAATCCAGGATTATTAACTGCCAATAACTGTATTCCTTACGCAAGAGGATATAAACCTTTACCGACTATTGAAACCTTTACTGATGCTATTACAGATAGAGCGAGAGGATTATTTGCTGCTCGTTCTACTACTGATACGATTAAAGTTGTTGCAGGAGATGTAGGTAAACTCTATATGTTAGATGGTGCAACTTGGGATGATGTTTCTAAATCTGGTGGATATAGTTTAGGTTCTTCGGATGCTTGGCAATTTACTATTTTTGGCAATAATATTATTGCTTCTACCATTACAGAAAATCTACAAAAGTTTGAAATCGGAACAGACACTCTCTTTAGTGATTTAGCAACATTAAAAGCTAAATACGTTACAGTGATTGGAGAGTTCTTAGTTACTGCTTATAACGAAAATCAACCACAACGAGTTCGTTGGTCTGCTCTCAATGATCCTACAGACTTCACTGTGTCTCAAACCACTCAATCTGATTTCCAAGATATTGTGGGTGATCATGGTGCAATACAAGGAATAGTCGGTGGAGAATATGGAATTGTTTTTACAGAAAAAGCAATTCATCGTATGCAATATGTAGGCACTCCCTTTATCTTTCAATTCGATAAAGTCCAAGCGGGTTTTGGTGCGTTTGTACCAGGTGGTATTACTAACTATGGTCGTATTTCTTACTACTTATCAGAAGATGGTTTTTATGCTTTTGATGGTAACAAATCTATTCCGATTGGTTCTAATAAAGTTAATAAGTTTTTCTTTAATGACCTATCAACAACAAGTTCTTATATAGATCGTATTAGTGCTACTGTTGATCCTAGTAATGATATTGTGGTTTGGGCTTATCCTTCAACCAACTCAACGGGAGAATTAGATAAACTCATTATCTACAACTATGTATTAGATCGTTGGTCAACTGCCGATGTTGACATTCAAGTATTAGGTTTTACTAAATCTGCTAGTTTTACCTTAGAACAAATTGCTGCGATTGATCCTAATTTAGATGAGATTGAAATTAGTTTTGACTCTATCTTTTGGACTGGTCAACAATTCCAATTAGCTGCTTTTACTTCTGATAAAAAAACAGGAGTCTTTACAGGCACTGCAGGAACAGCTACTTTTGTGACAGGAGAAAACAACATAGAAGGAGATAGACGAGCAGTAGTTCGTTCTGTTACTCCTTTGATTGATGGTGGTACTCTCACTACCAAAATAGGCTACAGAGACAAACAAGGAGCTGCTATAAATTTTACCTCTGCTGTGAGTCCAAGTGATAATGGAACTTGTTATTTCAGACAACCAGGTAAATACTTACGTCAACAAGTGGATGTGGTTGGAAACTTCGATCAAGCCTTTGGATTAGAACTAGATGTTGCCACAGAAGGAAAACGATGAGTACCCAAAAAGTACCTGCTTATTATCCTGATGTGGAAGAACATCGCAGATTATTAGCAAACTCCTTAAACAATGTTATTGAAGGAAAGATTAACTCGACAGGATCAATTACCTTAGAAGATAGTGTGACAACGACTGACTTAGAAGATGATCGTATTGGTATTGATAGTGTTATTTTATTGATGCCGACTACCAGTGATGCTGCTGCTGAAAATATCTATTTTTCTGCACAAGATAAGGGTGTAGTGACACTGAATCATACTTCTGATACTACTAGTAGAATCTTTAAATATGTCGTCATTGGATAGAGTTATTACGCAAGTACCTGTAGAAGATTTAGAATTTATTTGGTCGCAAGTCGTACCCCATTTAGAGAGAGCTCTAGATGGATCGTACTCAACTTATGATATACTTAACAATATACAAGATAATCGGATGCAACTATGGATTAGTTGGAATAATACCGATAAACTGGTTGAGGCCGCTTTTGTGACGGAAGTTTGTGACTATCCTCAAATGAGAACCATGAGATGGGTTCTTGCGGGGGGAAATAATTTAGAAGAATGGCTAAGTCCTCTAACAGAAAAAGTAGAGAACTGGGCTAAAAGAAACAAATGCCAACGATTAGAGATTGTTGGTCGGAAAGGATGGACAAAAGTTTTGAGAGATTATAATCCTCAAGCAGTATATTTTGTAAAGGAAATAAAATGAGTAAAGGATCAACACCCACACAGCAATCAAGCACAGTAATATCTGAGCCTTCAGAGTTTGTTAAACCCTACTATGAAGAAGCTCTTAAAGGAGCACAACAGTTATATCGATCAGATGTACCTCAATACTTCCCAGAGGCTACCTATGTACCTTTTTCTGGTCAAACAGAAGCTGCTCTCCGTTTACAAGAACAAAGAGCATTAGCGGGTAGCCCATTACTTGGACAAGCTCAACAACAAGTTAGTGATGTTCTTACTGGGCAATACTTAGATCCTACTCAGAATATTGCTTTACAGACAGGGATGCAACAAGCTGGACTTCTTTCTCCTATTCAAGCAGAGATAGCAAAAACTGCTGCGGGTGGATATCTTGATCCCGCTGCCAATCCTTATTTACAACAAGCCTATCAAAGAGCTGCGGGAGATGTTACAAGTTCTTTAGCTTCTCAATTTGCTAAAGCTGGTCGTTATGGATCAGGTGCAATGACAGAAACAATGGGTAGAAGTTTAGGTGATATTGCCTCTCAAATTTATGGTGGTGCATATCAACAAGAAAGAGCAAGACAACTTCAAGCTGCGGGATTAGCACCAAGTGTTGCTCAAGCAGTCACAGGACTTGTTAGTGATCCTTATCAACAAGAACGTCAAAGACAACTTCAAACAGCTCAATTAGCTCCAGGATTATCTGAACAAGATTACGCTGATATTTCAAGACTAGCTCAAGTTGGTCAAACAAGAGAAGGTTTACAAGAAGCTGTCCTAGCGGATGCAATGCAACGATTCCAATTTGAACAACAAAAACCTTATACTAAACTGAGAGAATACTTAGCATCGATTGGTGCTCCTGCTGGACAACAAACAGTATCTGCTCAACCTATCTACAGAAACTTAGGTGCTAACTTATTAGGTGGTGCTACAAGTGGTGCTTACTTAGGTAGTTTAATACCAGGAGTTGGTGCTGGATTAGGTGCTATTGGTGGAGGCTTATTAGGGGGATTCTTTTAATGGCTATTATGGATCAAATGAACATTTCTAATTTATTGCAACAACAAGCAATGGATGCTTTAATGAAACAACAAGGACAAGGTGGTTTATTAGGTCAACCTCAATCGAGACTACAAGCTGGATTATTAGGTGCTGCACAAGGATTAGCTCCTTATATGGGGTATAGTACAACTCCTACAACTTTTGGTCAAGCAGCAGTGGCAGGACTAACAGGTGCTGCTAGTGGTATTCAACAACAACAGCAACAACAACTTAAAGATGCTTTAACACAATTACAACTTGCAAGTGAATTAACACCTAAGACCAAAGAACCAACAGAGTATTTTAAAAAAATAAATGAATATAATAGAATAGCTGGAATACCAGTAGATCAAAGAACCCCATCAGATCAAAATACTTTTGAAGTATTACAAAATGATTTATTCTCTAACAACTTTGATAGATTAATTATGAGTTCATTCTTACAACAAGGTGTTATGAATCCATCATTACTTCAAGATCCAGAAAGAATGCAAGAATTTTTCTCTGGTGCTCAAGAAATGAAAAAATTAATCGATCAAGGATTACCTATTCCTACCCCTAGTGAAGTAGAAAAAGAAGAAGATGGTAAAGGAATTTTTGATATGATTACTGGATTCTTTTCTAAAAAAGAAGAACAACCAAAAGAAGAATCTACACAAGAAATACCAACAGAATCTTTTTCAATAACTAGCCCAGATTATCAAAGCGTGTATGGTAATGATATTAATAAATTAATTGAAGATACTGCAAAATCAGATCCCAACGCTAGTAAAGAAGAGGTTATTCAATTTTTAAAAGAAAATAATATTATTGGTTAATGAATGGCGAATCTATCTTTACCAGTTTTAGAACAACCAAAAACATCTTTAGAAAAACCTAAACTTAATTTAGTATTACCAACTACAGAAAAAGAAGATGTTTCTTTTGGTGAAGAAATATACAGAACTGTTGTTGGTAGTGCTAGAGATCTTATTCAAGGATCATATGAAGCTGGTAAATTTTTAAGAGAAAATGTTCCTGGTGCTGATATTCTTTTAGGTAAACCACAAACAGATATTGTAGAAGATTTAGCTAAAGAAAAAGGATTAGAATTAAAATTACCTGAAGTAAAAGAACCTACTTACTTTGGTGGTCAATTTATTAGAGATGTTATCGGTTTTGCCAGTCCTTATATGGCTACTGGTAGAGTAACTCAAGCACCGAAGGCTGCAGGTTTAGTAGGCAAAGCAATTTCATTTGGAAAAGAAACCGCTTTGAAAGCTCCTTTAATAGAGCAAATAGCTTTTTCTCCTTATGAACAAAGATTATCTAATTTAGCAGTCGAAGGATTGAGTTCTGAGTTTGCCAAAAAATATGGTCTAGATACCCTTAAACCTATAGCTGAATATTTACAAGCCGATCCAACAGATACAGAGGGTGAAGCTAGATTTAAAATGGCAATAGAAGGTATTGCTACTGGTGGTTTGTTAGAAGGTGGAATCAAAGGGGTAAAGTCTGCTGTGAATACAGCTAAATACCTAAAGAATAAAATAAGTGGTGTTAAACCAGATACTGTAGAAAGTAAAATAAAACAAGCAGAAAAATCACCATGGGGAGAAAGCCCTTCTTCTGAAAAACAAAAACTAAATGAATTTGCTAAAGTTAAGAATGAATATGCAGAACCATTAGAAGATGTCTTAGAAAGAAAAGTAAAGTACGAACCAACTAAACCAGTAGAAAGTTTTTATCAAAGAAAAGCAACTAAGATTCTTGATTATCTTAAACCCAAACTAGGTTTAACTAAAATTTCTGAACTAGGATATCTACCAAAACAAGATGAATATTTAAAGTTACGATATGGTAACTTAGGAAAGTTATTTAGATTAAAAGAAATAGGAGATAAGTATTTTGATATATTTTCTAAAGCATCTAAAGAAGATAATATTAATATATTAAACTTCTTAAAAACAAAAGATGTTAAACCTACTTATATTAAAAATCAAAATTTTAGAGGCCCAGCTGAAAGACTTAAAAAAGACATTATTAACATTGGTAAGAGTTTAGTGAAACGAGGTATTATTCCTGAATCTGTTTTTAAACAAAATGAAGGTTCTTATCTAGTTACTGCTTACTTAAAATATTTAAATAAACAGACTCCTTATTCTTACACTAAAAAGAAAAAACAACTAACAGATCTTGAAAAAGAGTTTTTAGGAGAAATTAAAGAAGTAAGTATCTTAGGGCCTAAATCAATTCTTAGACCAGGAGAAGATATTATTTTCTATGATTTCTTTGATGAAATTATGAAAAACAGTGAGTGGGCTTACAAACCTTCTGTTACTAATTACAATGGTCAAAAAGTTAGTTCTGTTTGGTTAAGAGAAGAAGCACAACGATTAGAAGATGAGATTGCTAAGAACATTAGAGGAGAAGAATCTAAAAAGTTAATCAATGAACTTAAAGATCTAGCTAGAGGTATTGAAAAGAATATTGATGAAAAAGATTTAACTAACTTTAGAAAAGTTCCTAATACAAAAAAATATGGTAAATTACGAGGAGCTTATGTTCGTAAAGAAATTTATGATGATTTATTAAAATCAGAAGAAATAATTAGAAATCCTAACTGGGCTCAAAAGATATTAGGAGATCAAGGTTTAGTTAGCAAAGGAACAAAACTTTGGAAGTTTTCTAAGGTGGCAATGAACCCACCTTCTGTAGTTCGCAACTTAGTTTCTAACATGATATTACTCCATATGTCTGGAGTTCCTCTTGTTAAAATTCCAATTCTTTTTGGTAAAGCTATTAAAGAAATGATTAATAATGGCCCTCATTATAAAATAGCTAAAGATTATGGTATTACTCAAACATCTTTTAACAAACAAGAGATGATTGAGATTAATAGAAAGTTTTTAAAATTAAAAGCAGAAGATGGAACTTGGGTAGATAAATTAAAAAATATTGCTTTTATTTATCCTGACGTTGCTGGTAAGGCATACCAATATGCAGAAGAAGTTGGTAAGTTAATGAAGATTATTGATGAAATGTCAAAGGGCGCAGATGCCGCTGATGCTGCTCTAGCTGCACAAAAAACATTATTTGATTATTCTTTAGTTCCTAGCACTCTGAGAAGTATTAGAAATATTACTTTAGGTATTCCTTTTGCTACTTTCTATTACAAAGTTCTACCTAGTTTATTAGAGACTGTAATTAGACGACCATATAAATTTGCTCCTTATATCGCTATTCCTTATGCTGCCCATGCAATGATAGCAGATAAATATGATGTCTCTATGGAAGATTTAGAAAAATTAAATCAAACTATTCCTAAATATATTAAAGACAGAGGTAGTGTTTTTATTTGGCCAGTTAAAGATGAATATGGTAATTGGCAAATATTTGATTACAGTTATTTTTTACCTTGGAGTATGTTTACTGGTTTAGCAAGAGATGCAAAAGATTTAAACTTACAAAAAGTTTTACAAGGATCGGGTGCTTTGGGTTCTCCCGCCATTCAATTAGCAACTGCCTTTCAAACTAATATTGATCCTTTTACACAACGAACAATCTCTGATGAAACTGATCCAGCATGGAAACAATTAGCAGATAAATTATTATATGCTGCAAAAATGGCTATGCCTACTTGGTTAACAGATATTGGTTTTGCTGGTAGATTATTACAAGCAATTAGAGGAGATGTTGATAGGTATGGTGATCCTAGGATAACAAAAGGTCAAGCCTTATTAAGAGGCGTTGGTGTTAATATGTACCCAGTAGATCCAGAAAAATCAAGAGATTACAACATATATCAATTTCAAAAGAAGAAACGTGATATAATAAAAAACAGATCTATTGAATTAAGAGATCCAAATACGACACAAAAACAAAAGGATAAAATAATTAAAAGTTCAGAAGAACAATTAAAAAAATTAGATGAGGAGTTAAGAGATTATATGGAAAAATCAAAAATACCACCTCAGTTAAGGAAGAAAAAATAAGGAGAAAAAATGGCTGGAATTAACGATTATTCAAATACAGCAGGAAGTAATACCACTATTAATGGTATTGACATTGCAGAAGGATGTAGCCCTGCGGGTATAAACAATGCTATCCGTCAGTTGATGGCAGACATTGCTGATATGGATGATGGTGTCGTACCTTTACAGACTCCTGATATCAATGGTGGAACAATCGATGGTGCTACTATTGGTGGATCTTCTACTATCGATAATAGTATTATAGGTGGAACAACCCCAGCCGCTGGTACATTTACCAATCTTACTGCAACAGGTACTCTTACAGGATTATTAGGAAACGTTGTTGAAGATGTTACCCCTCAACTTGGTGGTGATTTAGACCTTAATTCCAATGACATTACAGGCACAGGTAATATTAATATTACAGGAACTGCTACAGTATCTGGTGACCTAACAGTAGATACAAATACATTAAAAGTAGATAGCAGTAATAATGTTGTTATGGTAGGTTTAACATCTTCCTTAATAAGTAATGATGCAAAACTTCAAGTAGCACATACTAATGGAAACGCAGATATTATTGTTCACAGAGCAGGTGATAATGCAAATCCACCTTCTTTAAATTTTCAAAAAACTAGAAATGCAAGTATAGGTAACTATGGAACTATTGTTCAAAATAATGATGAGTTAGGTTCTATACGTTGGGGTGGTGCAGATGGTTCAAATATTGGATTTGCTGCAAGAATAGTTGGTGCTGTTGATGGTACTCCAGGTGCAAATGATATGCCAGGAAGATTACAGTTTCATACTTCTCCAGATGGTACTGAAAATCTTACAGAACGTATGCGTATAGATAGTTCTGGTAATGTAGGTATTGGTACAAGTAGTCCTGCTACTAAAACACATATATTTAATGGTTCTGATAATGCAAACATTTTATTTATTCAAGGTGCTGATACTACTACTGAAAATATATTTTTTGGTGTTGAAACAGGTAAATCTACAATTACAGCAGGTGGTAGTTCTAGTACAAATAATTCTTTAGTTTTTAGAGCATCTAACGCAGGTGCTGAAACAGAATATATGCGTATTACTAATACTGGTAACGTAGGTATTGGTACAAGTAGTCCAACCAGTGGTGGTGGATTGACACTTTCAAGTTCTACAACTGCACAAGGTTTTATTGACTTTAAGCACACTGTTGATGGGGATAGTGGTTATATTGGTAATGCAAAAGCATTAATTACTGGTGCTACAACCAATCAACTTGGTGTTCGTGGTGGAACAAATGGTATTGCTTTTGGTGTAGGTGCTACAGAAGCTATGCGTATAGATAGTTCTGGTAATGTAGGTATTGGAAATATTCCAGAAACTTGGTATTCTACTTTTTCAGCATTACAAATAGGTGCAAATAAATCTGCTATTTATGGTAGGTCAGAAAATAATCAATTAAGTTT